ATTGATAAACCAGTTAAATAATTTTAATTGATAAACCAGTTAAATAATTTTAATTGATAAACCAGTTAAATAATTTTAACTGGTTTATCTAATTTTACCATATCGAGTCCTTTTTTAAAAACAGCAGCAGATAGTTTATCTTGTATGATGACACAAGTTTCAACTAATTTTTGTTTAGTTTCATCTTTAAATTTATCAAATATATCTGAAAAATTTTTTATTGAATCAATAGTAATTGTTTCATTTTTAAGATCAAAAATAAATCTTACTTTTTCATTTTCTGCAAAAGATTTTTTAACTAGTTCTTCTAGTGTTTTTTTTTCTGTTTTTTTGTTAGGTGCAACATAAATATTGTTAATCATTTTAAACTATAAATATTTAAACATCTTTTTTTATTTAAAAAAAAGAATGTCTGATAAACCACCACAATATTCTGAAAACTCTCAACAAATAAATAACAATTCTGTATATTATGAAAAAAACAATATTGCAGAGCCATCTGCTCCACCTGCAGCAGGTGGAGAAACTCCTCCAGTACAAAACCCTTTTAAACAAAGTTATTCTATACCAAACCCAGATTCATATCCTCAAAATAATCGAACTTATGGATTAGGAAATGAAAATAAGAATGATTTATTTGATAGAATGATTGGAATAAATGGCCCAAATATAGGTGGGGTTAATACCTATGGATCAATCGGTGGTTCTGGAAATATTACTATTGTTAATAAAGGTCTCCCTGGAATGGAAGGTCTTTCTCAAAATCAACAAACTGGGTCTACAAAGGGTAGTGGTGAAGATGATCTTGCTGAACAAAAAGCTAAAAATTTAAAATTAGAAAGAACAAGTTATGATGCAAAAACAATTGGGAAAATATTTGGTCCGTTAATATTACTAGGTTTACTTATTTTTGGTATAATTGAATTACATAAATATAGTAAAAGTCATCCATCTAAAAGCCCTTATAAACCAGGGGGATTTTGTTATGTTCATCCGTGTAGTAAAAAAAAAAAAGATCCAAAACATTAATAAATTTTAAATAGTTTATTAATAATATTAAAATGGTTAAAGATTGTATAGAAAGAAGTAAACTTAAATTAGAAGATCATCAAATAAAAGCTGTAAAATGGTTGATGGATGATGATAATCATGATAGTTTATTACTTGTTCATCCTACTGGTTTAGGTAAAACTTTGACAGCAGTTACTGCATCTCAATGTTATTTAGATAAAAATAGTATTAATAAAGTTGTTTTTGTAGGTCCGCAAGGTTTGTTAAGTAATTTTAAAAAAGAATTAGAAAAATATGGTGTTACTGATTTTTCAAGATATGAACTTTTTTCTTATCAAAAATTTCATAAACAAGATTATGGTTCAAAATGTAACAACAGTTTACTAATTGTTGATGAAGTTCATAATTTACGTAAACCTCTTACTAAAAATAGTGAAAAAAAAACAATGACAGATTCTGTATATTTGTGTTCAAGATATGCTGAAAAAGTTTTATTATTAACTGCTACTCCTTTTGTTAACAGTTTACAAGATTTTATTCCTATGATTAATTTTTTATATGGAAGAAAAGAAATAACATCGAGTAACGAATTATTAGATCCCGATGATCTTGAAGATTTTTTAGATCAAAAAGTATACTATATGGAAATTCCAGAAAAACTTAAAAATAAATTTCCTTCAGTTGAAGAAAATAATATCAATTTATATATGGAACCAGATTATGAAAAAAAATATTGTAATGCTATCAAAGGAGACTTAACAGAAGGTGTTATTTTTTCTAATCCTAGTTCTTTCTACAATGCTCATAGAAGAGCTGTAAATAAAATAGGTAACGGTGATGAATATTTTAGTAAAAAAATGTACTCAATATTAGATATAATAAAAAATTATAAAAGTGTTATTTTTTCTAATTGGTTAGAATATGGTTTAAAACCTATTCAAAAAGCTTTAAAAGAAAATAAAATATCTTCTAGAATTTATAGTGGAGAATTAACAAAAAAAGAAAAAGATAAAATTTTAAAAGATTTTAATGAAGATAAATATCAAGTTTTAGTTATATCAAAAGCAGGTAGCGAAGGTTTGGATTTGAAAGGTGTTAGAAAAGTTTTCATTATGGATCCTATGTGGAATGAAACAGGTCTACAACAAATAAAAGGAAGAGCTGTAAGATTAAATTCTCACGCCCATTTACCTATCTCACAAAGAAAAGTTGATATTTATTATATGATTTTAATGACTAGAAACTTATTAGGATGTTTTTCAGGAGATACTTTGGTTTACCAATTTGTGGAAAAAAAGAAACTTTTAAATAAAGAAATTATGAAAGTTTTAAAAAATTTAAGTATTTAAAAAAATATAATTATATTTTTTAAAAAAATGTACTTTTTTAAAAATCTTGTAATTTTCATTTTCTTTCTTTATTTATATGTAGGATACAGATATATGTTTATTTATAATAATAACAAAGATATTGTTACATTTATAGATAAAAAAGATATAAAAACTGGAGATATTATTATTTTAAACTTTAATAAAAATAATGTTTTTACAGATGGTATATTTGGTTTTAAGTTTTATCATGCAGCAATAGCTTTATGGGAAAACGAAGAATTATATTTTATAGAATATGCATGGTATAATGATAAGAAAGAAGGTATTATAAAACATCATTATTCTGAATTTAGTTATTATAATATTGATTCTGTTATGATGTTAAATAAATTAGTTATTAAAGATGATTCTGAAGAAAAAAGAAAAAAATTATCACATGATATTTTAAAATTTTACGAAACTGTTAAAAAAGTAAAAGATATAGAACCAGGTTTTGGACTAGGTTGGTACAGGTTTTTAACACAACATAAAGATAAATATAAACCTTTAAATTTTGAAGAATCTAAAAATGTAACTTGTCTTGAAATATTATCTTGTTTATTATGCGAAATTGGTATTGTTAAAAAAAACAAATCTATATCATATTTACCAACAAAATTTATAAATATGGAAGGATTTGATTTTGAAAAAAATTATAGTTATGATAAAAATTTTTTATGTAATTTATCTTTTTATTAAAAAATATGGCAAAAGAACAAAAACAAAAAAAAAGTAGAACATTATTAAATGTTACTGAAATAACCACAGGGGTGGTTCTAGGATTATTTTTGTTTATTTTGATCTTTTATTTATTAGTTGTTTATTTATTTCCAGACAAATTTGGTGGAAACAATTTGAAAAATGAAGATTTTAGTGAATTTAAAGATGAAAGTTTAGAAGATGATATAGAAAATTTAGAAGATGTATAATTTTAAGAACCTTAAAAAGAATTAATTGGAATTATTTTAAGAACCTTAAAAAGAATTAATTGGAATTATTTTAAGAACCTTAAAATAATTCCAATTAAAATGACCGAAGTTACAATTTTTATAAAAAGTATTGAAAAAGAAGGAAATGAAGTTTTAGAATATTTTAGTGATAGTAAATTACTCATTAGATCTTTAAAAGAATTAGATTCTTTGATTGGAATGAGAAAGTTAAAATCACAAATTTTAAAACAAATCAAAACTTACATTAGTGCAAAAAAAATGGGAATTTATAGAGACAAGGATCGTAAACACTGTTTATTATGTGGACCTCCAGGATGTGGTAAAACTACAGTTGGTAAAGTTTTATGTAAAATTTGGGTTGGTTTAGGTTTTATTAATAATAAAAAAGTCAACAAAACCGTAACTTCATTTAATAAATTACAAGATGAGTTAGTAAGATCACAAAAAGAAGAAATTATGGATTATAAAAAGAAAAATAAACTTTGTGTTTCTAATATGTTTGAGATGAATAAAATTGTTCCATTAAATAATAAAATATTAAGTAAAATTATTTCAAATAAAAATTCTATTCCTACTCATGATTATAATTCTATTTTTAAAGATTTAACTCAAATAAATAAAATTATAGAATCTTCTGATAAAACTTTAAAAGAAATATTACAACCTAAATCTACTGGAATATCTGCAATTAAAGTTACTGAAGAAGGATTAGTAGATAGTAAAGAAGATTTTAGTTTACCATTTTATAGTTATAACAGAAATGATGTTGTAAGTAGATATGTTGGTGATACGACACATAGAACTACTAAAGCGATGACGAATGCTTTAGATGGAGTTGCTTATTTTGATGAAGCTTATAATTTATGTAATGATAGTTTTGGTATGTCTGATTCTTATGGTAGATCAGCTTTAACAACAATCAATCAATTTATGGATGAATATTCTGATAGACTAATTGTTGTTTTCAGTGGGTATAAAAATGAAATTTATAACAATTTGTTTAAAGTTCAAAAAGGATTAGAAAGTAGATTTACACAAAAATTTGATATTGAAAGATACAGTTCTGATGAATTAACTCTTATTTTTATTCAACGTTTGAAATATGCAAATTGGACAATTAATAATTCTCCTGAATTAAGAAAAATTCTTTCAGATAACAAATCTGCTTTTGAATATCAAGGTAGGGATATGGATACTTTAGCTATGTATACTAAAAATATTATGTCTGAAAGAATTTATACTAATGTTGTTAATAATGAAAAAGTTGATACTGTTATTAGAGATATTAATGTTATCAAACATGCTGTGGAAATGTTTAAAGAAAATATGTTAACATTTGAAGAGAAAAAACAAACAAATAATATTTTTGATTTACTTAATAATAATTAAAAATTTATTTGAAATTGAAATTTATTTTAATAAGATTATTAAAATAATGGATTTAAGTAAGAAAACTTCTAGAACCGAATCAGATCAATTTATAAAAAAAACTTTATCAGACAAAGTAGATGGAAGAAAATATATTGATCAAAATTTTGATAAAAACTATTGGTATTTGTTAGGAAGAGAAGACGGTGAAACAAATTATATTGAATCAAAAGTTAGTACAAATAAACATTGGGGGCAATGTAAATTACTTTTTTCAGAAATACAATTTTTAACTTATTATTTAAGACCTGATATTAAAAATTTGATCTATGTTGGTGCTGCACCTGGAAATCATATATATGCTCTTTCACACCTTTTTGAAGATTTAACATTTCATTTGTATGATACAAATTTATTTGATCCAAGATTAAAAACTTTAAAAAATGTAAATTTATATCATAAATATTTTACTGATGAAGATATAGAAAAACATAAAAATTTAAATTTAAAATATATGTTTGTTTCAGATATTCGTAACTTATCTGTTGATAAACTCACTGTTAATAAAAGAGAAAACGAAATGAAAATATGGGAAGATATGAAATTACAAGAATCTTGGGTTTTGTCACTAAAACCTATTTATTCATCATTAAAATTTAAATTACCTTATGGAAGCGAAGATTATAATATTTCTAAATTTGGTAAAACAGTTGAATACCTTGACGGACAAATTTTTAAACAAGTTTTTTGTCCTGCTTTATCAGCAGAATCTAGATTGGTGGTGAGTAAATTTGAAAAAAGAGATTGGGATTTACTTTCTTATGAAAGGAAAATGAGTTACCATAATACTGTTATTAGAGAAAAAGCTACTTTTAAAAACCCATTAACAGGTAAAAATGAAAATGTTTATGAAGAAAGAGGTTTAACAAATAACTTTGATTCTGTTTGTTGTTATAGTATTTTATGCGATTATTTAGAAAAAATTAACAAAAAACAAACAGTAGAAAACGTTAAAATTATATTTGATTATATTTTTGATAATGCTTTACCAAATGGTTCAAAAGATCTTTTAGAATAATTTTTTATATTTTTTTATATATAAAAAATGAGTTGGGTAAGAAGAGGTTATAACAAATTGATTGGTCGAAATAGTCCAGAATTCCAAGCAGAAGTAGATGAAGATCAAGAAAATTTATCCAATTTTGTTGATCCAGAATTCCAAGCAGAAGTAGATGAAGATCAAGAAAATTTATCCAATTTTGTTGATCCAGAATTCCAAGCAGAAGTAGATGAAGATCAAGAAAATTTATCCAATTTTTGGGAAACACTGCCTCCTGTACATACATATAGTGACCCTAGCGATCATACTTATCGTTATCTATATGATGATCCACAGCCACTTCCTACAGAATACATACCAGATCCAGTAGTTCTTGATGAATTATCAGAAGAAGATAAACAAGTAATTATACATAAAGATTATTTGGTAAATTTAAAAGATAAAGTAGTAAATTACTATCATGAATGTGAATTAGGAGATTTTTGTGGTAATTTACGGAGGTATGGATTTGATAATTCATTAAATGAAATAGAAGAGTACTATGATGAATGTAATATAAATAATCATTATTGTAATCGTTTACGGGAATATGGATTTGATACTGTTGAAGATGAAATAGACAGTAATATTAAAGCTACTGAAAATTTATTACGATCAAATTCACCAATGAAATCAAAAACTCGTGTGAAATCACCAATGAAATCAAAAACTCGTGTGAAATCACCAATGAAATCAAAAACTCGTGTGAAATCACCAATGAAATCAAAAACTCGTGTGAAATCACCAATGAAATCAAAAACTCGTGTGAAATCACCAA